GGCCATGCAAAAAGCGGCCGAATGGCGTGATAATGCTTTGGCGAACCTTGACAGCACAAAAGCCGGTTATGAGGATTTCAAAAATGATGTGAACCGCGTTTATGATGACATGGTTAAAAAAGCCGGTGAAGCCGCTTTACAAAGTTCAAAAGACTGGAAAGACGGTATAACCCGAGGAATGAAAAGCGTTTATGACGATGCCTCGGATATGGCTTCAATGACCGAAAGCCTGGTCAAGAACTCTTTCAAATCCATGGAAGATACGCTGACAAACTTCGTCATGACCGGTAAAGCGAACTTTGGAGACTTTGTTAACTCAGTTGTCGAGGGAATGGTCCGAATGGCCATGCAATACGCTGTGATCAAGCCGATCATGGGTGGTGTCATGGGTTACTTCGGCATTCCGACAGCGCATACAGGAGGTGTCATTGGTACGGATACTTTATCACTTAAGGCTGTTAGTCCAAGTGTTTTTGAAAATGCTCCCCGTTTTCATACCGGGGGCTTGGTCGGCGGCGAGATTCCGATTATCGCGAAAAAAGGCGAAACGGTATTCACGCCGGGACAAATGAAAGCACTGGGCGCAGAACTTAATTCAAAACCGCCGGTCTACGTCAATGTGAATGTGGTTAATAAGGCCTCAGGCACAAGGACAACGGCAAACCCGACACGCGACATGAACGGTAATGTCAACCTGGACATCATCGTTGAGCAGATTGAGGGTGCAATTGGTAAAAACATCAGTAAAGGTGAAGGTTTATCGCCGATCCTTGAACAAAGGTATGCGTTAAACCCGGCCTATGGGAGTTATAGATGACAGTAATTTTTCCTGAAAAACTACCTTACCCGACCACAGAGGGGTATGCGATAAAACCCGGTGAAGCTATTGTGCGAACCGATATGGAGGCAGGTCCAGCAAGACAAAGGCGGCGTTATGAGCAAACGCCGTCTAAAATTTCTGTGCGCTGGGTGATGAATCGAGAACAATTCTCACTTTTTGAGGCTTGGTACAAATACTACGCAAAAGAAGGTGCTGAATGGTTTGTTATTACTCTCTTAGGCGGTCTTGGACTCTTGAAGCAAGAAGCTCGGTTTACACAACAATTTGAAGCAAAACTCCTGAATGGATATCTTTGGGAAATCACATCGGAACTTGAGGTGCGAGATAGACCAACACTTTCGGATGGTGCATTGGCAATTTTGTTAGACAATGATTTTGATAGGCTTTCAAGTGCGGTTAATCATCTGCACTATTTCGTCAATACGGAATGCCCACAGTATATTGAGGATGTATAATATGGCAAATATGGAAGAAAGATTACAAGCCGTTGTTTCGCAAGCTGAAGCAGATGGCGAAAAATGGCATATAATAATTCATGGTAATAATGCAACAACTGTCCCCACAGAAAACGGCAACGTTCCAACAGTGGCCAAACAGATGAAAGATGTGCATGACGAGGTTGTTAATGGCGTTATTGATTATATGACCGAGTGTCAGACGGCACGTGACGTGGCTATTCAAACAAAAAATGAAACGATCGCTGTTAAAAACGAAACTAACACAATTAAAGGCGATGTCACTACGCTTAGAAATGAAACCGAAAGTCTTAAAAATCAGTCGCAAACGGTATTTAATAATATCGCAACAGCGACAAGCTCGGCTGTTCAGACCGTTCAAATTGAGGGAGCAACTCAGGTGACGAATGTCCAAAGTGCGGTGGCAGAACAAGTGGCCGAAGCAACCAGTCAGGCAAATCGGGCCGAACAAGCTACTTCCACAAAGGTAAACACTGACCTATCAAACATCACAAAGGATACTATCTTTTCCAAGATGTTTACAAAATATGTAAGCGGCAAAACATGGTATAGAGTTTGGCCCGACGGTTGGATTGAGCAAGGTGGAGAAGCGGCCGCAGGGACAAATGTCACTGTTACCTTTCCAAAGGCTTTCAAGAATACAAATTATACAGTGATAGCAACAACTATAGGAACAAATGGCGAAATATATGCGCAATGCATACAGCGTACTTCGGCAACACAGATGACTATTTATAATCGTGGTGGAAGTTCAAGCCAAGCAAAGTCCTGGTATGCGTGTGGATTTTAGGAGGTAATCAAATGAATATGGAAGAAAGACTTCAAGCTGTCGTTTCCCAATCGGAGGTAGACGGCTCAAAGTGGCATACAATTGTGCATGGTGATGACACAACAACCGTTCCAACCGAAAACGGAAATGTGCCGTCCGTGGCCAAGCAAATGAAAGATGTTCATGACGAGGTTGTAAACGGTGTTATTGATTATCTTACTGAATGCAAAAATGCGCGTGATGTTACGCTTCAGACCAAGACTGAAACGATCGCAATTAAAAACGAAACGAATACTATAAAAAATGATACGGCGAGTATTAAAAGCGAAACTGAAAGCCTTAAAAATCAGTCTCAGGCCATTTTTAATAATATCGCCGCCGCTACAAATTCATCAGTTTTGACGATCCAAAACGAAGGGACAACACAGGTTTCAAATGTCAGAAGTGCCGTTGCAGAGCAAGTGGCTGAGGCAACGAGCCAGGCAAACCGGGCTGAAGCCGCAACAAGTTCGAAAGCAAACTTGGATTTTTCAAATATTGCACCTACTGCGGCGGCCAAAACAGGAATTATCGGTTGGATTGCCCCGGATTGGTCCCGGCGACAAGTCCTTTCTCTTAATACTGATGTGACTATTACGAAGTATGGTTGGGTTATTATGCGAAATGTTGTCTATAACAGTTCACTTTTGGGTTACATAAACGGCTATGAAGTATTCCATCAATACGGAAACTACGGACACTGGGAAGAATATAACAGTTTTTCATTCCTGGTCAGTCCGGGCGATGTTGTTAAACTAACAGGCGGAGAATTGAGTTTTCTGCCATGTAAAGGAGCGTAAAAATGCCAAATTTAGAAGAAAGATTAGAAGCAGTCGTTGCTCAGTCAGAAGTCGATGGCTCTAAATGGCACACAATTGTACATGGCGATGACATGACAACTGTGCAAACCGAAAGCGGGAATGTTCCGTCTGTGGCCAAGCAACTGAAAGATGTGCGAGCAGAAATTATTAACGGCCTTGAAGATTATGTTGGTGAGTGTCGCCAGGCAAAGGCTGACACATTGCAGATAAAATCTGAAACGCAAACTATTAAAGGCGATACCAATACCATTAAAGGCCAAACAAAAACTTTAAGAGATGAAGCGGAAACATTTAAGGATCTCTCGCAAACCACATACAACAGTATTGCCAGTGCTACTGCGGCCTCTATTTCACAAGTACAGGCTGAGGGTGCTGTTCAGGTTGCATTAGCCACAGCTCAAGCAGAAAGAGCTTTAGCCTATGCACAAAATGCGGCTCCGACACCGCTCGGCACAAAGCTGACAGTCCCAGCAAGTTCAAAAGTTCCAGACGGTTATGAGCCGGTTTGGTATAAAAACACGATAACAAGAGCTCGTTACCCTGACTTTTTTACTCAACTGGTAGATACAAATAGCCTAGTTTTGGTTGATGAGGAAACCTATGATAGCCAAGTAGCAACATATGGAATGTGCGCCAGTTATGTAAAAGTGGATAATAACACGCTTATTTTACCATTGTTGGTAAACTTTGCACGAGGCGGCACACCAAATCAGTTAGGAAGTGTTCAAAATGACCAAATGCAAGGTCACTGGCACGAAATGGTTTATCGTCAGGACTCAATATCGTCCGGATATAGATCTGACATTTTTGGGACGGATGGTTTTACAGCAAGCGGCTATTCCAATACTGGTGGTACAGATGAATGGATGCAACGGTTAGGAAATCGAAAAAATGATGCCCTTTGTGCCATAACCCCGATTACGGATAATACAAATGGTACTCCGAGAGTCGGTGCTGAAACAAGGCCAAAGGCTTATTATGAGTTGACTTATATCAAATGTGCAGATGTCAGCAGAACTATAGCTATGGAAGAGACAAGTGAGATAAGGAATCTTCTTTCTCAAATAAACAACACATTAAATAATATCCCACACATAGTTGAAGAACAAAAAGGAACTAATTGGTATATCAAATGGTCAAATGGCATTCTAGAACAAGGAGGAACATATGATAAAGGATCACAAGTTACAGATTGGAGCGTTAATATTACGATGAACGTTGCGTTCATTAACACAAATTACCAATTAAATTGCCAACTTTATAGATTGGATAATGCAACAGGCTCGATTAACAACCAAGTATTTATCATAAACAGAACATCGTCGATGTTTACTGCCAGGCCTTATGGTGATGGCTCATCCCGATATATAGATTGGTATGCACGTGGATACTGGAAATAATAGAAAGGAATGATAAGAAAATGCCCGATAGCACTTTATCAGAAGCACTAAAAGAAGCCTACGCTTCGGCTCCGAGTGATGTGATTTTATTGCACACTTTAGAGTTAAGGCACCCGACATTTGTTGATGACCATGGGAACTCGACAGCCATTCGGGTCGTGCGTGATCATATTAACCATACTTGTACGCTTGAAAACTCGGCTCCACTCAATCATGGAGAGGCTGTTGAGTTTATTGCCATGGCGTTTGATCTGGAATTGCCACCGGTCAACAACACGCCGACACCTGAGATTTCGGTCACGATTGATAACGTTTCAACTGAAATGATTGCTTATCTTGACCGGGCAATTGAAACACAGGATATGAT